CAAGCCTATTAGCACCGCACAGGGCGCTAAAAATGACCTGCAGGACGCCGCAATTGAAATAAACACAGGTAAGCGTACGTACCCACTAGCAGACGAGCAAAAGCTAGCCACAGTGGCTGCTAATGCTACGCCTGATCAAGACCTATCAGCGTATGAAACTACCACGCAGCTAAATCAGCGGGCCGCGTTAAAATTAAATATTACTGATCTAGTTAACAACCTAACCAGTGGAGCTACCGACAGGCCATTAACGGCAGCGCAGGGCCAAGTTTTAAAGGGGTTTATTGACAATATCAATACGCTTATTGGTTCAGACGAAACCACGTTAGATACCCTGCAGGAAATTGTAGATTTTATTGAAATTAACCGTAGCACCCTAGATAATTTGTCTATTGCTGGTGTTGCTGGTTTGCAAAACGCGCTTGACGCAAAACAGGCCACACTAATTTCTGGCACAAATATTAAAACCGTAAACGGTGTAGCTGTGCTTGGTACAGGTAACCTTGTGACGCCTGACACTAATACCACGTACGCAGAAATTACCGAGGCAGAGATAGCCGCGGGTACAGCGGCAACGCTGCGCACTATGACGGGACGCCGGGCTGGTTATTTACTGGGCTTGGTTATTACCAGAGTGCTAACCGGGCTGTCTACAGCTACCAGTACCGCGGTGGTTGCAACCGATACAATTTTGGCGGCAATAGGAAAGCTGCAGGCACAGGTAAGTCTAAAGGCTAATGGCCTTGGTGCATTTAACAACCAAACCGGTACGGCATACACACTGGCGCTGACAGACATTTTCCACACAGTAACCATGTCTAACGCTGCTGCTAATACATTAACCATACCGCCAAACGCAGATGTCGCTTTTGAGATTGGTGCAAAATTATTGGTTAAACAGGGTGCCGCTGGTTCAACTACAATTGCAGCCGGTGCAGGCGTTACTATTTATGGTGACGTTGCTGTTACTTTGGAAATAGCCGCCGAGGGTGGTTACCGGGGTCTGCAAAAAACTGGGGTTAACGATTGGGACATACTTTAATATGCGAAAACTAAAAAAAGAAAACCGTATAGAAAACCCGCAAATGGTTGAGTTAAAAAAAATAGCAACCAGCGAAAAAAAACAAGCCAAGCGATTTGAAATAAATATTTTAAAAGTAAAAGATATTGGTATTGGCGTCGAGGTAGCTGTGCAGATGTGGAAAAACAGAAGGCAAATTGGTTTTAGTAAAGACGGTTCAGTGGACATTGAGCGGCTACGCTTTGTTAACCTGCCAGTTATGGTTGAGGACCCAAACGGTGACGTCGAAACCATACAAACTTTAAGCGATGGGGATGTTATTAAAACTAGGTACAGGTACGACCCCCGGCAGGCACTGCTGGACGCAATCGAGGAAACCACTGATCTAATTGTAAACAAAGTCGAGCGGTCCAAAAAAATTAAAAAAGGCAAAGTTGGTAGAACGGTAACCACGTTTTTTGCTTTGGTTGGAGATGGCCATATCGGTACCGGAACTACAAGTTGGGACGCTGCACGTGACGCTTTAACAGGTGCCCATGACACTACTAACATACAAGTAAGTTCCAGCCGGGTTAGTGCTACTGACTGGCGTATTACCCGCGGATTTATAGAATTTGACACGTCAGCACTGGGTACAGATGACATTTTGTCGGCGACATTTTCTATTAGACAAATATCGCGTGGGTTTGCTTTTGGCACCAGAACGGGAAATATTGTGCAAAGTGACAAAGTTTCCACAACGGTTATTGCAGGTACAGATTACCCACTATTTACAAACGACATACGGCTTTGCACAACTGACGTAAGTTTAACAAACGGAAATGCGTGGAGAGACTTTGTGTTAAACCCTGCTGGTTTAGCCTTGGTTGACGGGTCGGGCTTTACCAAGTACGTCATGCGGGTAGCAAATGACATTGACGATTCTCCGGTTAGTGGTTTCCAAAACACTTTATTTGCGTCATCTGAACACGCTAGTTTTCCGCCAAAGCTAGTAGTTGAACACGAAGCCGCGAGCGCAGTTGGTGCAAACGCCCGCCGCTTATTTGCCAGTATGGTTTAGCCGCATGGTATTATATTTGTATGTCAGCAAAAGGATACACAACTAGAACAAAACTGCAGCTTTATATGCTAACTGATATTGACACCGGTTTTGACGCACAAATACAACTTTGGATTGCCGCGGTTGAAAATAAAATTGACCTAATTACTGGGCGCAATTTTATTGCGGACGCAACAGCTACGGCCCGGCTGTTTGATGGTGATGGCACTACAAAACTAATTATCCCAGACGCAATAACTGTTACCGAGGTGGCCGTTGGGCAGGATAGTTACGGCGGTAATTTTTTAGTTATGCAGGCGAGTGGGCCAGACCGGTTTTTTACAAACCCAGCAAACCACGCTGCTATTAGAAAACCAATTACCAGTATTGATCTAAACAGCCACCATTTTACCAATGGGCGGCAAAACAACCGGGTGACGGCACGGTGGGGGTATAGCGCTACTGTGCCAGCTGATATTGAGTTTTGCGCAACCGTTTTAGTGGCGGGTATTATTAACGAGCAGCGGGGTGGTGGCGACAAAATAACCATGGAGAAAATTGGTAATTACAGCGTTAGCTATGACGCCAATGACCAAAACAGCATGGCCGATTATAAAAGCGCAGTGGCCGCGCTAGACGCGTACAAGCGTTACTATTTATGATTAGCCGCTTTTTTACACAAACCGTTAGCGTGCAGCGCATGGCTTTGCAGGACGATAATGAAAGTACCGGGCTGGTTACGGTGGGTAATATTTTAGCCCAAGTGCAGCAGGCACGTATTGAGTTTGCCCAACAAATTGGTGAGGCGTGGGGTAAAACGTTTATGCTGTGGTGTGCGCTGGGCACAGACGTACAAAGTGGGGACAAAATTACTATTACTGGGGGGTCGTTTGGTGGCACTTACAGCTTGAGCGAAATACAGACCAACGTTATTGGCCATAACTCCCACCTGCAGTGCGTGCTTATTAAAGACGTATAATGTCAGATAAATTAGTCACTTTTTTTATAATGCTGTTGGCGGTTGCCATTTTTGCAACCCCGTTTTTGTTACGTATGCCAGCGCAAAAAGCTGAACCCCCAATACCCCCGGCGTTTAATTTTTACATACCCCAATCGACCACGACTTTTCCCGCAGTCACTGCGCCTGCAACCACAACCATAGAAGCCCCTGATCTAAAACCAACCCCGGCCAGTTTACCTGCTGGGGTTTTGTGTTTAGAGGATTGCCCGCTTATTGTGCCCGAGCGCGTACCAGCCGGGGAAGTTGAGGCCCAAGTACGTAACTTTTTTAAAGACACCCCAGTGCTAATAGCTATTGCAAAGTGCGAAAGCGAATACCGGCAGCATAAATATAAAGGTGTGGTACTAACAAACGAACAGGGCAGCAGCGCCACTGGCGTTATGCAAATTATGGCCAGCTACCACCAAGACACTGCAGCAAATCTCGGACACGACATACAAACAACGCAGGGCAATATGGCCTATGCATACCACTTATATAACGAAAGGGGTACGCAACCGTGGGACGCTAGCCGTAATTGCTGGGACACCGATAGAACCCTTACAAATAACGTTATTTTGTAAAAACAAACCCCTCCCCTACCCTGCTAACGGTATGCAGTATTAGTGCGAAAGGGTCTGATTTGCCAGAGGCCATCGATAGGGCAGGGCACACAGCAAGTGCTACAATACAAAACATGAGCGGCAGAGATATACAACTAATTGGTTTTAAAGAATTGCAACGCGCGGTACGTAAAAGCCCGGAATTTGTTGGCGACGAGACTAAAAAATACTTGGTGCGCGGCATTGCTAAGTATAAAAAAACCATTGTTAGCCGACCATGGCGGGTCGGTGCCACCAGTGGTGGTGCGCCTGTCAGTAATGATCCACGTTACCCCCGCGGTTACCAGCGGCAAAAGTCTGGTACTTTGCGGGACAGCCACATAACAAAGTTCCAGCGCTACAGTGCCAGCATTGGCCCCAACCCAAACGGGCAGGCGCGTAAATATATGGATTATGTGCACAACGGTACACCCCGGGGCCAGATGAAAGGCCGGCCATGGCTACAACACACGTACGATTATAACCAGCACAAATTGCGCAGCTTGGAAAGCGAGTTACTAAAAAATATTGTCGGCCTGCTGGCAAAATAACTGATATAATAAAACCATGTACACTACCCTACTAACTAAAATTGCTGCAACCCTTGCCACGGTTACTCGGGTAAAAACTGTGGCCATGTACCCAAAAACAAATATTGCTGCCTTCCCCTCCGTTACTGTAAACCCGGCGGGGGTTGAAAATACTTTTGATAGTGTTGCAGAAAATATGAAAGTGTACCGATTTGACCTGCACGTTGAGGTCGGTATTAGCGCAGCCATGACGCAAGAGATAGCATTTACCACAACCGTACCAAACGTTATTGATGATATTATTGCGGCGTTTGACGCCGCGTGGGACGCGGGTACCAGTGACGCCGGGCACCGCATATGGCAAAAAATTGACATTGCTGAGCCGTGGCAGGTAATTAGCGACAAGGACGGGCTGGCCGTGTATGCACCACTAACACTGGAGATTAAAGTATTAACAAACGTTTGACGTGATACAATTACACTATTAAAAATGTTGTATATTAAAAAATAATTTATGGAAATAATTGGACGACAAATTGAGTTTGGGATTGCTACAGAGGCTACCCGTGGGACCGCTGAAACCGTAGCGGACAAGTGGTGCCGTAAAATTACTGCTAACGTGGTGGAAAAGGCAGCCCATGCAATTGACGAGACTACCCGGGGTGGGCTTGCTGACGCGCAGGGACGGCGCACTGTGCAGCGGTACGTGGAGGGCGACCTGCAAGGTATTCTACACGTTGACATGGTCGGGTTTATGTTTGCCAACTTGTATGGCATGTGTGTCAGTACGCAGGTTGGTACGACTGAAGCGTACACCCACGTATTTAACCTAAAGGAAAATATACAACACCAATCTCTAACCCTGTTTGCAAAAGACGGGGGCGTGCAGCAAAGCGCTTTTGGTAACGCCATGCTGAGCACGTTTGAAATTACTGCAGCCGTTGATGATTATGTCCGGTTTAACGCAGCGTTTGTCGCGGCACTGAGCGCAACCAACAGCGACAGCGTTAGTTACGATACCGAGTATGACTTTATTGCCCGGGACATTGTGCTAAAGCATGCAACTACTGCAGCCGGCCTTGGTGCAGCTGTAGCAGTTAAAGCAAAAAATATTACCCTAACCCATGACACCGGGTTAGTACGTGACCACGTGGTTGGCAGCTACACAGCTGACGATATTTACAACAGCAAAATGATGATTGAGGGGTCAATGACGCTAAACTTTGCTAACGAAGTCTTTAAAGACTTTTACCTTGGTGACGCAACCATGTATATGTCGCTAACCATTACCGGCGAGGCTGATCTGGACGATGGCGAAAACCCAAGTATTGAGGTGCTGCTGTACAACGTGCAGATAACTGACTGGAACCGCAGCGGGGACGCTGACGCACTGGTTACGCAGGAAGTCTCATTTAGAGCGTTTTACAACGCTGGAGACGCAAAGCAAAGCCAAGTAACCGTCAAAAACCTAACCACCGCATATCCAAACGTACCTACGTCCTAACGGGCCGGGTATACACACAATGCCGCAGCCATACGCTGCGGCATTGTGACATGATTGTAGTAATTAATGCAATAATACATTTTTATGAAAACTGTCCAACTTACAACGCACCTAGTAGAGCTGATTGAAAACATTACTTATGGCATGAACGAAGAAATTAAAGCCACCACGGTTAGTGCTATGCGCATAAGTTCAGACATGGCCAGCAAAATACAAAGCGGCGCACAAACTGGAGAAATTAAAATGGACGGCAATGCTATTGTAGCCGGCAAGTTTAAAGCTGCCGAATTGCTGATAAATAAAATTACCGACCTGGAGGGCAAGGAAATTAAATACAGTACCGACTGGCACAAAAACCTAACCATTGCTGATGGTGGTCTGTTGGAGGACGCTATTGACGAAATCAAAACCGAAAAAAAATAATACCCTCCGAGGCTGATTTAAAGTGGCAGCTGGAGGGTAAAGCTGACGCCAGCGAAATTGTGTTTTTTGAAATGCTGAGCTGCGAGTATGGTTGGACGCCTGAGCAGATACGTACCCAGCGGTTAAGTGATATACTTACCTATATAAAAATCATTAACACCCGCCGCAAATTAGCAGCCCACAAAAATAAACACAATAAGCATGGATAGCCGACAACTACAACTAATTCTCAGCCTGCGAGACAACGCCAGTAAAGAACTGCAGCGGGTTAGCGGTGAGTTGGGCAAAGCTGACCAGTTGACCGCTATGTGGGACAGCACGCTGCAAACAGTAAAGCGCTCACTGGTTGCAGTTGGTGCAGCCGGCATTGCTGGCCTTGGCTGGGGTGTAAAAATTGCGGCTGATTTGCAGACAGCTGAAATTGGTTTAACAACTTTGCTAGGCAGCGCCGAGGAGGCACGCAGTACCGTTGAACGTTTAAAAATTGAGGCTGCCCGTACACCGTTTGAGCTACCCGGGTTAACCAAGGCCACGCAGTTGCTTACTGCCGTAACAAAAGACGGCGACAAATCAATCGATATTTTGCTTGACGTGGGTGAGGGGCTTGCTGCTATGGGTAAAGGGCAAAGCGAGTTGGACCGCATTATTGTAAACCTGCAGCAGATTGGTGCGGTGGGCAAGGCCAGCATGATTGACGTTAAACAGTTTGCTTTTGCTGGGTTGCCTATTTACGAAATGTTGCAGGAAACTACCGGGGCCACTGGGGAGGCTTTAACTGACCTGATTAGTTCCGGGGGCGTTACTTTTGACATGCTTGTACAAATGTTTGACGAGGCCAACGACGAGGGCGGCAAGTTTTTTAACGCGTTCCAAAACCAAAGTGGGTCATTTAACCAAGCGCTATCAAACATGAAAGATAGTGCCGGTATTTTCTTTGCTGACCTTGC